AGATGGTGCAGCAGAGCTATATCACAATAATGCAAAGAAGGTTGAAACAACTAGTGCAGGCGTAACAGTCACAGGTACAGTAACCGCAACTGCATTTGCAGGTAGTGGCGCTAACCTAACAGGTGTTGGCGGCAGTACAACTCGTGGCGATGTGGGTACTTATACTATTGGTTGTACTACTAGCTTTCAAGCTAATGTAACAATAGCTAGAGGGGCTACTATTGCAGGCAACACTATTGCTCAAGGTAACACACATGGATTTAGATTGATACCAAACCGAGAGTATCACAACCAACAGATTACAACACAAGGTTTATCAGGCACTTGGAGAAACATGGGTGGTAATGTTAGACACAACAACGTCAATGACAAGCCTGGGACACTGTGGTGCAGAATATCTTGATAAATAATTGCAACAAAAGGAGGCGCTTATGCCACAAGTAACAATAACAGAAGTGCGTAACGCACAATCTCTAAGTGCAGCAAATAATTCATTTCAATTAGAAATTAATCACCCAGAGTTTGGTTGGATACCATATGGTTTAATGCCTGATGACACAGATATGACTGTAGACAACAGTGTATTGCTCGAACTTATTGGTTCAGATTATGATGCTTATGTTGCACCTACTCAAGCAGAGTTAGATGCAGAACTATCGGCAGATATAAGGGGTGAACGTAATCAAAGGTTAGTCGAAGAGGTAGACGCAATAGCTGGTAATGCACTACGTTGGGCGGCACTTACAGATGCTCAACGAACTGCTTGGGGTAACTATAGAACTGCATTGCTAGATTTACCAACACAATCTGGGTTTCCCAATACAATAACGTGGCCTACTAAACCATAATAAGGATAAATAATATGCCAACAACACACATATGGTCTATCTCTGACTTAGAGCGAAACACATCTGACAACTCAGTAACAACAGCTCACTGGCGTTGCGAAAGCACAGATGGAACAAACACTGCATCAGCCTATGGTGCAACGTTACATACAGGTGTGCCATCAGATGCAGATTATATTGCTTACGCTGATCTAACAGAAGCAAACGTATTATCTTGGGTACACGAACAAGTAACTAAAGCTGATACTGAAGCGGCAAACGATACTAAGATAGCTGAACTTGCGAGCCCAATATCTTTAAATGGAAAACCTTGGTAAATAAATGACACGTTTATTTTTAATAGCATTATTTTTATTGAGTGGTAGTTTTGCGTTTGCCGATGAGACAATCAAGACTGAGACTAAAGTAATATCTGATGGTAAAATGGATACAACTATTAATAGTCCACCACCATCAGCCATATCACCTCAGATTAGCGCAAGTAATTCTGACCTGTGTACTGTCGGTGTGGCTGGTGCAGTTCAGACACAGATACTAGGCATATCGGCAGGTCGTACTGTACGTGATATGAATTGTGAAAAACTAAAGAACGCTAAGACTATGTACGATATGGGGATGAAAGTGGCAGCCGTGTCCGTAATGTGCCAAGACGAAAGAGTGTTTGATGCTATGATGGACGCTGGTACTCCTTGCCCTAAAGATGGTTTGATTGGTGACAAAGCTAAGCTTGCTTGGCAGATGGCAGCTAAGAATGAAACTTTAGAACGTGAGAAAAACAATGTTGGATTAAGGCTTTTCTATGGTGATGATGGTACAAAGACTGGCATTAGTGCTGTGCTTGCAGCTCTGGCCTTCCTACTCCTACTCTGAACCATACTCGTATGGTACGACTGGGAACGCAGCATCTGGCTCATTAAGTTGGGGGATGAGTTCTGTCTTTCCTTCTATTACAGGCTTAGATGTAAACGGATTACTGTATAGATATACTACAATTAAAAATCGAAAAGATAACATGAAGGTTCACGTTGGAAACAAGAACCCAAATGGAGTTGGTTATTTATTTCGAGAGACTGATGACTGGTCTGGAGTAGATGGCAATACTATTGTAAAATATTTTCCTCTTGCAAACATTCCATCCTCTAAGTGGGGTGATGGTTCAATTGAGGTTGAGGGTACAGGTTCAGTTACTAATGCAACAGTGATATATAACTATAGAATAAACGAGTGTTATAATCCGCAAGCTAATGAACTATGCGCTGGTTATGTTAAGCCTGTGCCTGTCGTTCCTGTTGTTGAGATATACAATGCTACAGAAGATGAAGATGTAGCTGCTGCAATAGATACAGAAATAGAATTTGAATATGATAGCGATGGGAATATTATACTTGAAGACGAGGAAGAAGAAAAAGATACTCGACTTGAAATGGGTCTGATTGCATCTGCTAATGCACTAACCTTATTTAAAAATGCAGGTCAGGCTGACATCATTATGTCTATTAATCTTGAGACAGACTTGGCTGCATATTATAATTCCTCTATAGGTGGTGGTGTATACAATGATAACAATATACTTACTGATTCAAATTTACCTGATAACAGCAGGGCTTTAAGAAATAATTTTGCACAACAACTTCTGCACGATAAGATGATTAACATGCAGTATAACAAATGAGGTTTAATATGAAATACTATATAGCGACACTCTTATTGTGTGCGTCAACAGTCAATGCAGACGTAAATATTGTAGGCAATGTCTCTGCTAAGTGCGTGATACAAACTACAAAGGCAGGAGTATATGGGAATCCAACAGCAAATAAGCTCAGCACGTTAGCTGCAGATGGAGGAGTGCAACCTATTGTACGATATGATGTTGCTCTTGCTGACAACTATCTAGCTAGAATTACGCACCCAAATTCCTTTTCTTCTTCTCCAGCACTTACAGACAGCGTAGCTTGGGTTGGCTCTACTGTTGTTTCTCAAACTTCTGCCGCTGGAATGTCTGGATATAATGCAGCTAAAGTTGTTGTGGGTAATGTTACACAGTTTGATCTCACTGTTGCTGGCAGCACTTGGTTCACAACATCCTCAACGGCTACATATGGTGTATCAAAAGCTTTTTCTGGGGGTACATATACTGCTTTGGTTAGGGCTGAGTGTATTGCTAAATAAATTAGCTATAGTCTTGTCTCTCTTAACGTCTGATTTGTCGGCGCATGAGATGACTCCAGCTTATCCAGACTTAAAGCTTTCGCACGTCTCTGGTATTGTAAAAGCTGAGATGTCTTTGTTTAATTCTAGGGAGGATGTAAGTTATTATCAGATAGAAGTGTTTGATTTAAACTGGAACAACCTACCATTCTCTACAACCTATAAGATTATGAAGGTTGATTATAAAGAGCGTAGGAATTTTAATGTTTATATTCGCAAGTCTGATTTAGATATAGCTACATACATTTGCAGCACGTCAAAAGTTAAGAAAAGAACTGGAGCAAAAACTTTAATTTCTTCTAGGATATGCTCAAAGATTAATGGTGAAACAGCATGAGACTAGCTATAATATTTTTCCTCATTGCCAGCTCTGCTGTTGCAGATAGCAGTACGTTAGCATTGTCTCTGCCTAATCCACCTATGAATTATCAATCTGATAGTTTTCGTGCAGGAAATTTGCACTGCTCAAATGCTGTTGGCGGTGGTACTAACTTAGAGTTTGGTGTGACAGGTGTAATATCAAACATGGGTGGTAGCTTTACTGCATCACAAAATAAAGATGTAGGAGTATATGCTCGCGTTGTTATCCCATTAGACAAACCTAAATCTAGGGTAAACTGTGATGACTTATATCAAGTGGAGTTAGCTCAACGAAGATTAGAAATACAAAAGCTGCGTAATGAATTAAACGAATTAAAAAACTTGCAAGAAGAAATGAACTTTGAAAACTAATGGTAGATTTAACAACAGTTGGTGAACTTGAAGATCGTGAGTTTAAAGCTGGCGGTGTTAAGATGTCGTTCAGCTCTATCATGGCTATCTTTGTATTCCTTTCTACTGTGGTTGGTGGTTTGTATGGTGGCTTTGTTATGTATCAGAAGATTGAAGATATTGCTGGCCTAGATATAGGTGAGTACCAGCAGCAGATGGATGTGATGGATGCTAAAGTGTCTGGTATCTCAGAGAAAGTAGAAGAATCTGTTGAGTATACTAGGGATATTAAGAATGGATTAAAGGATGACATCTTACGCATTGAGCAGCAAACAGATCGTATCGAAGATATGGTTCGCAAGAGTGAGGACAAGATACGTTCATTGATTGATGCAGCAGAGGTGCGTTTTGAAAATCAAAGAGAGCGTGTTAGAACATCTCAAAATTCAGAGATGAAAGATTTAGAAAGTAAGCTAATGGATAAACTTCAAAGGGCTTTAGATAATCCCTTGTCGGATTAGGAGATAATTATGGATGAGTTTAAAAAATTTGATGTCAATGGTGATGGCAGCATAGATAAATCTGAATGGGATGCGCTTGAGTATGAAGATCGTAAGCGTAGGCTAGAGGATGAAGATGCTCAACGTGATGCGCAACGCAAGATGACATGGTTTGCCCTGTCAGGTATGCTCCTATACCCCTTTGCGGTGGTGCTGGCTGATCTATTGACTTTGATTGAGGCTGCTAAGATACTTGGTAGTATGGCTAGTGTATATTTTGTCAGTGTTGCTGGCATAGTGGCTGCGTTCTTTGGTGCGTCAGCGTTCACGAAAGGAAAGTAATATGATTGGACTAGGTTTATTAGGTAAGGTTGCTGATCTTGCTGGTGCTGTTATAGATTCAAAGGCTGTTGTTAAAAAGGCTGAGGCTGAAACAAAGATGAAGCTTGCAACTGGTGAGATTTCTTGGGAGCAAGCAGCAATAAAGGCCAGCGAAAATAGTTGGAAGGATGAGGCTTGGACTGTGTGTTTCATTGCAATCGTTGCTTGTTCATTTGTTCCACCGCTGCAGCCCTATATGAAAGAGGGCTTTGCTAATCTTGAGGCAGCACCACAATGGTTTCAGTGGAGTTTGTATGCTAGTATAGCTGCAAGTTTTGGTATCAGAACTATGAAGGGATTTAAGAAATGAGTGCAGAAAATTTTGATAAATGTTTAGAAATGTTACTTGAACATGAAGGTGGCTATGTAAACGATAGCCGAGATCGCGGTGGCATGACTAATCTTGGCGTGACTAAGAAGGTATACGATGAGTGGATAGGTCGTGAGTCTACTGAACAAGAAATGCGAGACCTAACACCTGATGATGTAGCTCCTATTTATAAGAAGAACTACTGGAATCGAGTTAAAGCAGATTCACTTTATTCTGGTTTGGATTGGAGCGCGTTTGACTGGGCTGTTAATTCTGGAAGCGGACGACCAGCAAAAGCTATTCAACGTGCAGTAGGTGCTACTCAAGATGGAGCGATTGGCCCAGCCACACTTGGTCTTATCATGGAGAAAGAACCTAAATTTATTATTGAGTATGTGTATGATGTTCGTCAAAGTTTCTATGAAAGTTTAAATACTTTCGAAGCCTTTGGTCGTGGTTGGACTAGGCGTAACAAAGAAACATTAGAGCAGTCATTGAGTATGATCTAGGTATCTGGTATCTAGTTTCAGCAAGGCAGCTATTTATTCTTCTCCCATAATAGCTGCCTAGCACGAAGGCTATGTTCTTGATGGTGCGCTTGCGAACCTTGAACGAAAGCCTGGGACTGCCATCCTTTTATTTTTTAAATACTGCTGCACTTCAAACTCATGTACTGCAAAGCCGTATGTTATCTCTGCTTTCTCTCGCTTACATTTGGTTGATGTTAAAAATTCTTTGTACTGTTCATGCCTAGTTTTTTCACTCGTATATTTATATGGGCTTCTTAGTTCTGGCCTCTCTTCTGGTGATGTTTGTGGTTTAAAATTATATTGATTGCCTGCTGTGTAGCCTGCTTTAAATTTTATTCCGTAATTTGTTACAGCATTATTTATTTCGTATCTTGTAAAGCCAAATAGATTTGATGTTTGTGCTTTAGTTAATCCTGATTCTGCTGCTTTAATCATTTGCGCTATGTCTGGCCCTGCCATGTGTATCTCCGTAGGTGATGGGCGAGCCTTTCAACTCGCCCATATTAATTAAAATGGAATGTCATCTTCTCCAAGCGACAGATGGGTAGGTGTTACCGAGCCTATTGGTCTAGCTCCACCGCCACCTTGTCTCTCAGTGACTTGGATAGATAGATAGTTGCTACCATCTGACGTTGCTTTCTTCCAGCCAGCGACTTGCATTGACTTGTTAGTAGCGTAGTCTTCTACTGGGCCAGAGTAATCAGGTGCATTGTCATTGCCCTTCTTATCATTCTCAAAGAACACGCCTACCTTTTGGTAAACCTCTATGATTTTCATACCATTTTTTGTTTCATCTGCAACCAGTACAACCTTGCGGTCATTACCTTCTAAGTTAATCTTGCCTTGCAAGATCATCTTCATAGTATCGAAGGGCTTAAAGGCTGCGCCTGAGTTAGTGTTGTCGTATTGTGTCATGCTTCTGACTCCTATTTTACCAGCTACTGCCAGCTTGTTTATCGCCGCTATCTGCGGCATACTTATTACCATCCATCTTCCCAAGGAAGACATCGGCGTTACACCCTACATGTGATAGGGCTTTAGTGAGGCCATCAGTGATAGCCATCTTCGGAGCGTCCTCAGCCATACGACCTTTGGCGCTATCAAAGAACTTACGACACCCAGTAAAGGGGCCGAATGTATTTGCTTGTGATCCATGCCATACACTGACATGCGCTACTACAGCTTTGTCACCATTAGATATTTCCACAAATTCTGTTGTGTTGTGCCAGCCCCAACCCTCACCGACTGGGCCGAATTGCTTAGTCATCATGTGTACCTGATACTGTGGATCAATAGATGTGAAGCTACGTGATCCGAAGCTTACCTTCTTTAGATACTTAGGATCAGATGTTGCTAGATTGTCCCATATTTTTAAGTTGCTCATTTTATTTCTTCCTCTTGCTGATGCGTAACGATCCTCGTTTGTCACGCCTTATTGTTATGTCGTCTGAATAAACCTCACGTTCATTGTCCGCGACCATTGCCTTCAAGTCTTTCTTTGCACTGTCAAATGATTTAGCTGCTGACTCATTATCAATGTAGTCCTGCGTAATCGAAGTGAAGTGGTTGTCCATGCTTGCGTCACGCTTAACCATATCGTCTATCAATACTTGATTGATTGGTGATGCGATGGGCTGGTCGTGACCAATAGGCTCGTCATCGCTTTCGACATGGCCCCAGAAATCTGAACAAGCATCAAGCATGACAGCTAAGTAGGAGCTGTTTGCCTGTATGTATGTGCTTTCCCATCTGTTGTTGCCAAAGATAACTGACATGTATGCACCATCAGTACCAGCTAACCAGCAGTATAGCTGCACTTGTGCCATGTAATACTCTGCTACATTGTGAATAGTATTGTGAGCATAGGTATGCTTGGCTTCAAGGATGGCATTGCTTCCATCAATGCGTCCATCAATCGTACCCTTGTATGGTACTCCATGTGCTGAGCGTTTGAACTCACACTGCTGAGCAGTTACTCGTTTATCATATTCTTTTTCAAACCATTCGATGTTAAAGTCTTCGGTAAGCACACCCATCTGCACGGCTAGGTTGTTAGATAAATCTTCTGACTCAACACGACCTGTTTTAATTTCCCACAGGTTATACCAATTGCCATTCATAATTTTGACAGCATCACTGCCACCTATAAATCCTTTACGTTCCATATTTATTCTCCTCTTTCAGTTAGTTATATACTGCAACTACGCAGTAGGATCAATGTATTTATTGAAGTCTGATTCTTGAAGGTCTGTCTCTGCAAGTAATTGCTCACGATAAGGACAGTCTTCTGCT